CTACGGTAACCGCGCATTCAACATAGCTACCTGTTCGTCGTTCATGTCATCAATCCACATACCGTAAATTTCATACACCATCTGCGCAGTTTCATGCCCCATCTGGCTGGCTATAAATGCCGGGTTCGCTCCTGCCGTCAACAGCCAGCAGGCAAAAGTATGTCGCGTATGGTACGGATTACGGCGGCGAATACCAGCACGTTTTACAGCTGCATTCCATCTCGCTCCCAAACTGCTTACCGAGTAATAAGGTTTCTGTTTTCCGTTACACACCCTGGGCATGAAAACAAAATGCAGTTTTTGCTTTTCAGTTCTGCCGTACTCCCGATGATAAAAAGTGATTTCACTTTTGCGATGATGCCCGGTCAGTTTGTATTGCTCCTTCAGTGCTTCAAGAGCCGGCTGCAGTAATGTTACCGTCCGGATCCCGGCATTTGTTTTTGGGGGACCGAACATATCAAGTATCGTCAGGTTTCTTCTGACATTCACAATTCCCTTCTCGAAATCCACATCCTCCCATGCCAGAGCAGCCAGTTCCCCGTGACGAAGCCCGGAGTAAACGGCAAATTTCCACAAGTTCTGGCTCTGTCCTTTTTCACTTTCCATTAATGCATTGAATTCTGTTTTAGATAACGGATCAGGCTTTATTCTGTTTCGCTGTAATTTTTTTACTCCTTCAAATGGTTTGGTTGATATAAATCCCGACTGATACGCAAAACGTAACAATGAACAGAGCAGGGCGATATAGTTATCAACTGTGCGCACGGTTCTTCCTTTTTTGTTGGATCTTGGATTATCCAGGTAAAGCGTTTCTCCATGCAGCAGTTCATTCCGGTAGTTTAAGATATCGCTATAACGAATATGTGATATTGGGGTACTCTCACAAATTATTATCCTGAGTGTTTTTAATTGTGATTTCGTTTTCTTCATTGTGTTTGTTGTTAACTCTGTCTCTTTAATTTTTGTCCAGATATCACAAAGCTCCCCGAATGTTTTTATGACCTTCGTTGTCACCATTTTTGCCCCAGTGCTGGACTGGGGAAAACGTCTTAAATACTCGAATTCGCCGGAATTGATTTCGTGAACTATCAACGCTCTTAAATTCCCGGCCTTTTTAATATTACTGTTAGTAACCTCCCAGCCTTTCAATGTTTCCCGACATCGTTTTCCTCGAAACATGAACCAGATGCGAATGTATTTTCCCCGAATCTCGACACCTGTTGGTAATTTAGACATATCATGAGTCTTTGATAAACTGATTTATCTTCGGATAGTTGTACCAGATAATCCCTCGCTTGCTGTCTGGCTTACCTAAAGGAGATACTCGTTTGAAGTGGAAGCCTTCCACCCAACAGTTCTGGCGGTATGCTTCAATTTGTCTGGCCCCCAGACCAGTACGAAGCATCAGACCGTATTCAACCATCCACTCTTCATTAAAGATCACTTGTGCCATCGCATCACCTCTGGCAGGCGCCAATGTTAGACTGAAATTGACGCCCGATGTTGATTATTAATAATCAGCTATGAAGTTTTAATTTGAATACAATGCAATTCACGAGGACTGAAGTTTCTCGCAATTAAAATTTATCAGTTTTACTTTCTGCTCTCTGGAAACGCCTGCTTCTTTTTTCCCTGAGAGCATTTTTTCGCATTCCGATTTGGTTAACTTTGTTTTTGAGTACCTTGTCCAGTTAGTAGGAGTGCCACCTTCCTTTTCAATAGTGGCGGTAATTTTATACATGAACACCTCCATTATTATTTCCAGTGGTTCGTTTATTCCATCGTTCGAGTGCTTCTTTTTCACTTCCACCATAGCCGGTTCGGGATTCGCATCCGTTACACTTCGCGCGGTAATATCCTGAAATGGCTTTCACCGTTACTGATGGACAACCACAAAAAGGGCATGGTTTGACTTTTTCATACCGCATTGTTTTTTCTCTCATATAATAAAATTTTGTGATGGCGGTGAGGCTACACCGCCAAAGTCAATATCAGGAGCCGATATATTCTGGTTTCATATCTGTCAGTGTCGTTTTATACGCCTCATATAATTCACCCAGATGTGGCCGGGCAGCATTCAGCGTATTTTCCAGAGCAGTAAATTTTTGTTCTGCTTCTGGATCACCTGATGAAGGAAGGTCATTTATCATCTTCTCGATACTGGCAATAGCATTGAGACGGTGATGACGCCGAACCACTTTTCCTTTAAGCTCGGCAAAGAATTCGCCGATCTGGTTTTTCTGATCCTCTATCTCTTGGCGTAATGCAGTGGTTTCCTCAGTCGTGGCCGCGCTTTCGACACGCTGCCGGAATTCATCAATCCACGCTTCGTCAATACGCTGTTCGATGGTTTCTGTTCGCTGCTCGCTTACCTCGCTATAATTCTGTACCGGCACAGGATTGATGATTTTTTCCTGTGGCTCTTCCAGTTCGTCCGGGGTATACACGCCCAGGATGACGTCAGGACAATAAAGGCGAGCCCAGTATTTCAACGCCAGATAGGCGAGCTGTTGTTTCGGGTTTGAGGTCCATAAAGGAGAATTACGCGTAATCACGCTGGAAAGAAACACCGGTTCTCCCCAGGTAATCTCACTTTCACCGCGAAGAACTGCACCAACTCGAACTGAGAGACCATACTCATCTTCACTGGTCCAACATGGGATCGTTTCTTTTTTCTCATAGATTCCGCCTCCTTTGGCCGTTTTCTTAACGGTCTCCACTCGGGTGCGAGAGCATTTCTCCCAGTCTCCCTCGTACTTGTAATGGAAGCGGCCTACAATTGCACTTGAGCTAGAGATCACAGCGTTAACCAGTTGTGCTTCATAACCCAGAACTCCGTTTACCAGGTGTGTTTTCTGAGCCACAGCGTAGGGGTTCATGCCCCATTGCATGGCTTGCATGATGATTGCCATGCAGTCGGCAGGATTTCCGCGAAGGTGATCGGGAACTGTGACGGTGGCCTGTGACATCAACCCGGCTACTGCCTGAAGTTGCGTCAACGCCTGAACGTTAAAAATAGTGTTACTGGCAGAAATGGTATTTGGTGTCTGCTCTGTCGTGATGATATTGGTATTTTGCATGGTCAGGTTCTCCATTAAGCCAGATGCAGTGCTTCAAGACGACGAAGATCAAAGTCGTTTAATTCGTCGGTATAACTTTCGGTAATCGGTGCTGGCCAGTTGTTTGTCTCTAGGGCTTCGTTTATCTGGCGTAGCGTCCGGCGATATTCCTGTCGACCAAGTTCCAGGAGTTCCTGCGAGGCTTCCACGACAGCCACCCAGTGATAGCCAGCATCTTTGTTGACGAAGATCCAGAAAAATTTGTCCAGGTTTGCCACATCGCAATACATTGCGGCGCTGAGGTGATAATCACGCTCAATAATTTCACGGTGCAGGCGATCTTTAAGTCGTTCCTGCCGCACATAACCGAGGCTGACTGACTTCACGTCAGCGCAAATGCTTTCGTATGGCAGCCGGATTTCGATATCAGGACGGACCCTGATTTCCAGCCCGGTTTCTTCATCAAACCCGAAATAGCTGATTTCAGATTTGCGATCCGGGTGGTTGAGTAGCCTTGCTGCATCAGTATTGTTTTGCATTGCAGCGTGAATATTTTTTGCCTGTTCATACATATCCGGACTGATAAACGTTTTCCCGGCGTTTTCTTCTTGCTGGCGTTTTTGCCAGTCCTCCAGTGTCACCAGTTCCGGGCGAATTTTCCGTGCGATTTCGGTTAATTGCTCTTTTGTGCCACTGATGTTGTAAGGCAAAGATTTAGCACGTTCTTTTTTTGCCAGTTCTGGGTCTACAGTTTCAATTTGATCCAGAAGCTGCTCCCGTGCTCCACTGGTTTTCAACAGAGGAGGGAGGCTTGCGTTGTATTCTTTAATACAGGCTTTCATTGCTGATGCTGTATGTTTTTCCCCCTCAGGAATACGCCGAAATTCCACCGGAAGCGAACCGTAAAGGATGCCTGTTTCTTCGGCCCCAGCACTTACAGACAGTGGCTGTATAAGAGTGCTGTTGTAGCTTTCGATCCACTCTTTCATCTGCTCTGGTGTCATCAGTGCTGGCAGACTGGCATTGTGTTTTTTAATGATGGCGATCAGTTCGTTAGAAGTAGTAACCACATATTCAGGAACCGGTACCGGAATGGCATATTCATCAGCGAATTTATCCGTTTCCAGAACATAGCTGTGAATGATCCGCCCACGCAGCAGTGCATCACTTTCCTCGTTCGGAATAGTTCCGGCAATGTGCCGCCCGTGGTAATACATCAGGCTGATACGGGCATCCTTCAGCATCGTGCTGCTTATTCCGTTGGCGGAGTGATAAACCTCGTTCGGGAGGTTTTCATAGCGGCCAGGCTCGAAATATGACGGCCACATGATTTCAGTTGCTACAGGAGCTGACGCTTCACCAGTTTCATCACTGCAATCACGATGCGGATCGCTGCCAGCATTCTCATTGTGCGGATGTTCAGCGCCTTCCATTTCCACCGGATCTTTTTCCTTAGCTTCAACCTGATTCTCTTCATCGAATGTTTCCTGGTATGTTGCGTCGCCCGTCACCGCCCCACAGTCAGGGCAGTTATCTCCGCCAGTCTGACCGCAGGCATTGCAGACTATTTCCGGTTCCTGTTGCACTACTGCCTCAGGTTGTTTCACATCCGGGCTGGTTTTTTCCGTTTCTGGCTGGTTCTGGTACACAGAATCGCGAGTCTGGATCCCCTTAACCCATTTCGGATCGTTCGGGTCGCTAATTCCGTCAACAAATTCACCACGTGATGCAGCAAGCAATTTATCGGCATCGACAGGATTTTTTGATGGAATGTTTTTCCGGGCTTCATGGAGTTCTGCCCGCAGTTCCTGATATTTCGCATCAACAGAATTTACCTGTGACTGAGCATCCAGCGGCTGCGTGTCCTGATGATGTTCAGTTGCGTCCGGTTCCATTGTTTCAGCCTCTCCCTGTTCAACTGCCGTTGTTCCAGATGGTTGCGGTTTTTCTTCATCATCCTGTTTTCCTTCTTCTGTTACTCGCTGCGGCATCGGGGCAGAGGAGCGACCGCAGGCAATATCCACGATTTCCGGATCAGGGTTGGCATGATCGGTTTCAGTCAGTACTTTGTTCAGATATTCAGTGACGTGCGCGGGGATGACCTCGATCCCAATTGGTGCTTCTTTTACGGACGCAACCACGATGGCGCGGGAATAATCCAGCCCGCCAGGCATGGTGATGAATTTGTCGCGGAAAACAGAAAAGGGCGGTTTATTTTCAGCGATAATTTCCTCAATGCGTTTAGCGTGTGCCGGATGAAGGTTATAGATGTCCAGATCCATTGAACGGGCCAGTACGCCAGTGGCTACGTCGCGCGCCAGTGACGTCAGATCGTGTACGAAACCTTCGCCGCGATCGGTGAGGTTTCCGCCGCCAGCATTAGCACCGGAAGCCGTGCGAGTGATGTGTGAAACACGATTACCCTTCATCCACTCTTTTGTCAGCAGTCCTCGATCGGTGTAGTCAGCGTTCAGGTATGCTTCGAAAAAAGCAGTTATCAGTCCCAGGTTTGAATTACCAGGATTAGGGAAAACTTTGTCAGTGTCACGAACCAGTTTGTGGAGATCGCGAATTTCCAGCGGGTCGAGCAGGCTGGTTTTGTGGGAAACAGCCAGGGCAGTAACAGCCGGTAGTTCTTCAGCCCGAGCAATGTGTAATGCCTGGAGTCCGTCGCGTGAAACGTGCGTTACCGGTTTTTCGCTGCCGTGTTGAGCAAGCCAACGAATGGGCAGTTCCTGGCCAGAAATTGGGAGTAGCATATTCTCCTCAATCTCAGTCATGTCTTCGCCGTTGACGTTGGTATTGCCTTGATAGTGAGCGTTGTCTGGTGCTGCTCCCGGTTTTAGTTCCCATGTCATGGAGTCTTTGCTGAGTTGATAGCGTTCACTCCAGGTAAAATCGATCTCACCTTCAGCGGGCAGGTCATTAACGACAGGAAAATTCGTGGCAACAGCTTTAAAATAGCTGCTCAGTTTTTTACCTGACTTAACGATCAGGTAGTCCAGAGTGGCACAGGTCGATTCAAAATCGTCGCTTGCCCACAGGACGACGTCAGGTTCACCGGATGATTTTTTCGCTTTCCGTAACAGGAAGAGTGGTTTTGTGCTCATTGTTTTTTAACCTCAACTCAGATTAAAATTCGTTTTGTTCAGTGAATGATCTTGCCGGATACACACTGTTCATAGCCTGCGTATGGCGCAGGCTATTTCTTTCAGATTTCACCGCCTAATTTCATTGCAATCAGAGTTGCCAGAAATCCGGCTTTTTTTTCTGCGGGCAGATTCTTTCCGATGTGAACCAGGCACATTTTTGTGACACCTTCATCAAGTGTTTTTACGTTGCCTGATGGACCGTCGATATCAACCACAGTGAATGGGGTTTCTTTATTTTCTGTTTTAATCACGTAGCCAATACGCTTTCCTTCCAGATTAACCTCGTGAACAATGTCATCGGTAGTTACAACAGTGGCTTCATAATTGGTAATCATGTTTTTCTCCTTAATTAAGGTTGAGCGAATCCCTGCCATTGCTGGCATAAATTCAGTTTCGAATAGTCAGTTAATTAAAGTTCGTGTGCCATCTGGTCTTTTTCGGCACAACTTTCACTACAATATTTTTTCATTTCCGTCGTTGGGATAACTCCACGCATGAAATGAAGTGGTCTTTTAATACTTTTGCTTTCTTCAATTTCTTTATTGCAAAGGTGGTAAGCACATTTTATTTTCTTAGTCATCACCATGACTCCGCCTTTACAGGTAAACCATCACGACCGAGGAAGACTTTAATCATGCAGTCAGTAATGCATGTTTTTGTAGTCAGGTTACGAATATAAAGTTTTCGCTTTTTAATATTGTTTGCCGAGGCAATATATGTCCGGCCTTCATGAAGAATATAGTCACCAGGAGTCACACACTGACGTGGTATTTCATCAGTTCCGAAGTGATGTGCAATCAT